TGAACGATCCTGCGGGCATGAATATTTCCCGCATATAAACACCGGGCGCGAAGTGGTTAATTACACTGGTTTCAACCCGGGGCAGCTTTTTCAGCTCTTGAGCTACGGCTTCGATCTCTTCAGGAGAAATGTAATGAGCTTGTATTAAGGATTTCATTTCTCGTTTCCTTCCAGGTTAACGACAGCGGCTAGTACGGTGACGGGATAAGGGGCGGTAGCTCTCAAACACAATCGGGAGTCAATCGTCCACGTACCATCAATAGGAATCGCTTCCTTGTGATAGTCCTCGATGATTAAGGATGAGTCTGGAACCCCGGCGGTTTGCATCCAATCGGCTTTTGGTATACCGCGCATATTGTCAAAGTCCATACCGATCTCAATCCCGGCCGGGCTGACGTTGCGCATGATTAAACCGACTTGCGAGATAATTTTCTTATCCATTAAACGACCGAGTTTTACGGATTTGAGGCGGGCGGTGTAAGACAGGCCGAGCACAGCGGAAGTAACGGCGGTGTCCAAAGTCACGGCAGCGCCGCTCACCGTATAACTCCCGTTATATACACCGTTCCCCCAAACCTCGATTTCTTGATCTTCGAGGTAGGCGAGGTCTGATAAATTACTTGAATTAAAAACGGTAGCAGATACACCAGAATAAGTAGTAAAGGCGTCTAGTTGTTTGTTTAATGTGCCGCCCTGGCATTCTGATTCAAGTGCCCATTTTTCAATCAGGCGAACAACGCTCGCGTCCGTCGCGAATGGAGCGTCCGGTATGTCGCGTTTTACAACGTAGTAAACCTGGTCCTCAATATCTCCCGGAAAGATAGCAATGTCTTGAATATCGCCATCTGTCTCAATAGGGATAAACGCTTTCAATTCTTCTAAAGGATCGAATAGCAGAACAAGTGATTTGCCGTCCGAGCGTACACAGTGAATACGAATGTCAGGCTGCTGCTGAATGGCAAGATGTGTAATGGAAGGCTCGCCAATCTCTGGGGTTAAAGCGGTCAGGTCTGAAGGGATATATTTAGCCCCATCCCAGTTTAGGTGCTGTATGCGGACTCCAGAGTTTTGAACATAGATAACATCGGAATCAATTTTAACCGGGTTAACCTTTGAAGCGCCTTGTGAAGATATGTCTTTAAGACTGAAATCATCTTGGGTTAAGGGGGCGTCATCAAAGGATGATCTGGCAGCAAGTATGCGTGTGTCAGTGGCGACCAATAAATTCTGAGATCCCACCATCCAATTAATATTGTCAGCAGAGCCGAAACCAATAGAACGGCGGATCGGTCTCCCGGAGCCTGTCTTTGTATCATCGAAAGTTTCGTACAGGTCTGAAGATGACCCATCTAAATATTGCTTCCCGCCCCACCAAAGACGGCCTTCGTACAAACAAACGGCTGATGGGAAACCACGATAGTCGGACCATGCGCCCTCCCTCCAATTGCTTGTTGCCCTGGTCCCACCAAATTCCTTTAACACTATCGCGGATGCTGAAGTCACAGATGCAACAGCGGTTATCCTGCAAACCCCTGAAATAGACCCCTCAGAATAATCAAGGGTGACAACCGGCGAGCCACTTGTATAATCGCCAGTCTTTATTCCTATGCGGTAATAAATGATTTGGTTATCAAGCGCGTCGTTGATAACGAGATTGGTTTGATTACTCGTGTAGCTGTCATGGTCAGTCCACGACGATGGTTCACCAACGGCTTTTTGTAAAGTTACTTCGTTGGTTCCTATACTGGATATAGTGAGGAAAAAGTTTCTCGTTACCCCAGCAATCCTTATTTCATTGGAAAACTGATTTTCACCAGAAAGCGTTGATGTTACTTTCTGGCCAGCTGAGTCTATCGAAAATAATGCGCCAACATGCCCAGACTGGAACAACGATTTTGACGCGGTTAAGGTTATATCGCCAGATAAAGCCGATGGGTCAAGGGTTATCCCGGTGGAGTTATAAGGCAGGAAGGGTCCGTCATCAGGCAGGTAGTCCGCCAGCCCCCACGAATGCTCGGCCCGCCTTTCAATTTTCTGCGGCCTTAAACCTTCGCACGCTAAATAAATAACATTACCAGACTGTGCTTGCCGGATTAATGGTAAATAATATTCAGTGTAATCGGTTTCGATTACTAAATCAGACGCATGAAAATATATCGAATCGACAAGGGAGGCGTATTTAGTCGCACTTGAAAACTCGACGTAAAAACTGCCGGTTGGAGTAAATGAAAAATAGTAGGTGCCTTTGGTTATTGTGGCGGTGACATAACTGCCATCTCCTGCGGAGGTTCCTATTTTTAGATCAACAACGCCCCTTGAGATTGCAATTCTACATTGATGCTCTTTGTTTGCGTCACCTCCTGATACTGTAATCTGTTGATTACGCCTGGCGTAATTGAACTTCGTGCCAACCAAAGACATGTATCCAGCGCCGTCGCTTCCGGCGGCAAATGCCGACGTACAACCCGAATCATCAGTGTCTGTCCAGCTATTTAACGTGTATAAAAAATGTCCATTAACCGCGTCTGAAGAAAAACTAGGGGACGGGTCGATATAATTATCATCTATCAAAACCCGCATCAAGCTTCCTACCAGCGTAACTTGAGCCACATCATCTTTTGAAAACACAAAAGGCAGTATTTTTGAATCACTTTCCTCATCATCAGTTGCTAAAACCGCGGAACCGATGGAGACGAAACTGGTAAGGGTCGCGAAAAGGTGATTTGCGCCAGAGTCGGCGAGCGTAAGAGAGCTAACGTTTCCTCTGCTCTGAACGGTGAAAACGATATCCCCGCCAATCAGGGTAACAGTTATAATTTCGCCACCCAATATTGCTGCCAGCATGTCCGTATATATTTGGGATAAAAGTGTGGCATACGTTTGGGACGCTGAACCAACAACGGAAATATTGACAGTCAGAGACCCGGCAAAAACCAGGGTTGCGGTATAAGCTGTTGCGTCATTAGCAAGCCCGGTGGACGATGCTAAAGTTTTAGCGCCGCCAACGTTAACCGTTAATGTCGTATTGGTGGCTTTTGGGATTATTGGCGTAATGAAGCCAAACCCCGGCCGCAACATCATCGAGCCTAAATGGCGGGGCATCCAGTTGGTTTGTTCTTCAGCGGAGACGGCAACGCGAGGGAGGTCTTGGCGGGCGAGGGCTAGTGGAGATATTACTCCACCGTTAAAACTAAGTAGTTTCGGTTGCGATTTGGCCATTATTTAGCGGAACCCTGCTATAATTTTCGGACTTCAAAAGGGGGTTAAAATGGAAACTTCCAGAAAAATCAACAACATCGCCGGTCCTTGGTTTAAAACTTTCTGCTATCTTTTATGCTTGACGCTGATTGCTTGCGCATCAGGACAAAATAAAAACGAATTAAACGCAAAGGCGACGGAGGGTTATAAAAAGTATCTTGGCTGTATGCGTGGAGCCGCTGAGTTTTACGCCCAATATGATGGAAAACCGGAAACAATGGCGGAAGCTGCGCACTCGGCCTGTATGGAAGATTTCCAACAATTCCATAAAGACCTTGAGACGTTTTACCTTTCAAACGTTTCCAGAGGATCGCAAGCTTTTGTTATCGAAGATACGCTAAAGCAGATGCCTGAATTTGAGAAAAGGGCTAAACAATTGGCCATAAAAACAATCCTTGATATACGGATTGCTGATTCAAATAATTAACCAATCAACCGGCTTCTCGATCCCCTTTCGCGGTTATTTCTACCCCGAGAGCTAACCCAAGTTCCGGTAGGCGGAATCTTCGTCGGTTCCGCGATCGCGTCTTTGGCTTTGGCGTCCAACAGTTTGATCATCATCTCGCGCTCAATGGCATCCTTTCCGGAATCGCTCTGCGTCAGTCGTCCACAGACGGACCATGCCAGATACGATGCAACGTATTTAACAAACGTCTGCGGCCACAACGTCAGGTCGTTTCCATACGCATTATCGTTCGATACGTAACGAATATAGATGGTGTCGATCTGGGCAAACCAGAACGCGCCTTCATCCCGGTAATCAAGGATCGGAGAGGTAAAGTTTTCATCCAAACATACTGATGCGGTGCGGATAAAGTCTGATGGTTTGTTGAAGGCAAATGGATGGCCAAAGGCTGGGGTGGTGTCGGGATCGTAGGTGAGGCTTTGTGTCCTCATCGCGTGATTCCACAATCCCTTCTCAAGGCAGTAATCCACCGCCCCGCCATCCCACACACGATCAAGCTCAATCTGTGATTGTTCCTCTGCCGGACTGTCCAGAGCAATTAACTTGCGCTCTTTGGCAACCCACAGGGCTTCGTTGTAGAGCTTTAATTTCGTGGTGCCGCTCATTAAGCTGCAAGCGCCTTTTCGTGTTCAGCGATCCACTTCAAGGCTTCGAGTTTGGAGGTCAAGCCTGATGTCATTTTATGGTTGTCGCTCTTGCGCATGACGCGCCATTTATCGTGACGGCCAGCCCATTCGGCTTTGTAGTCGCCGGCATCGATTGAATCGGTCTGAACGTTATCAAAGCGTTTCTCGATCAGCGGGGAAACCAGTACTTCGAGTCCAGAGACTGCGCGAACCAGCAGCAGCGCCCAGAAAGAGCCGTCTTCAGCTTCTGCCTGGATAATGTTCGAGGCTTCCAGGCGATTGGCAACATGGGTGTAATAGTCCTTTTCCAGAACCCGCTCATAAGGAGTTCCGTTTTCAGGAACGAAACTGAAGATCTTCAGCGTTGATTCAGAAGGCTGCAACCGTGAGGGTGTGAGCTTCTGAGTGAATTTGGGTTTTTCAACCGGTTTGATTTCTTCGGCCATAGTTACTCCTGTTAAAAACAGGGGGAGCCATAAAGACTCCCCCTTGGGTTAAGCGACAGCCAGGAATCCTAGCGTCACAGTCGTACCCGAAACGGTCAGCACGGCATGTGCAGATCCTTTCGGGGTTGCCTCATCAAAGTGAAAAAGAATGTCACCGACCTTCATACCCAGGCTTACGCCATCGGTAAAATAGCCGGCTCCATTGATGGTTGAGTCGTCGTCACCGTCTTTATAGACCCAGATCGTCGGATGACCGCCGATACCGGGAACCATAACTACCGGTTGGTTAGTTACTGCATACGTCATGATTGATCTCCTTACGAGCCAGCAGCGAAGCCAGAGCCGTCATGCAACATCTTGACGACGCCGGAACTCTGCAACAGTTTGGAACCCATGAACGCCGAGCAACGAGCGTAGGAATAATCCTGCTCGGTGTCGTAGCCCACGCCGATATTCAAAGCCTCCGCGTCCATCGCGTGACCAATTGCGTCACGGTGGTACATCAGACAGGTTTCGGACGAGGTCGCCTTGCCGGTCAGATTCGGGTGGACAATGAAGTTAACGCCGGCCCAACGGAACATGGTCAATGAATTCGCGAACGGCTTGTTATTCACATAATCAACCGACGCAAACTCTTTCGTCTTCATCAGATAGCCGTGGAAAGCCGGGGTGATGAGAGCCGAAATATTACCGTCCACAGGGACTTCGTTATTACCCAGGATCGTGGTTGCCCAAACAACCATATCCAGACTCGCAGTGGTTGCGCTCCCAGTGGTCTGGGACGCGGTTTCCAAAGCGGTGATGATGTCGGAATCAATCTTACGATTGATAACTGCCTGGGTGGTGTCCTGCATCAGCTTCCTTTGGTCGCCTTGGGCAAGCTCGATATTGAACCGAGGCTTACGTACAAGATCGTGCCATTGGGCCAGTACACAGGAGTTCTGAGTCAGACTGTCTGCTCGTGCCGGGATCAAACCGTTAGCGCCGCGAGTAACCGCGGTGGCACTGTTTGAATCTCCAACAAGGAAGACAGCGGTATTGCCGTTAACTTCAGCGGCGGTTGTTACCGTTTTTCTGGTCAGTGATTGGTTTTGCTCGAACCCTGCGATCATTTCTCGCAGGTAAATAGTTTGAAAAGCTGTTTCAGCCATGATAAATCTCCATCAGAGGGTTTTAAGAACCCGCGCGATGGGTTATCCATTGTCCGAAACTGCAAGTTGTCCTTACGGGGTTGCAGGTCTAGGTTATGGAGCCTTCGTATTGCGGAATGTAAAAAGTAAAGGTGAGGGGTTGGGGCCTTTCGGGTTATCCCGCTTTCTTTTGAAGCTTTCCTTGAGCCACTATCAATTCATTGAAGCGAGCTTGCTTCTTTTTGTCCTTGAAGTAGTCATCTCGGTTGGTCTTCATGTATTGCTCAATCTCAGCGATTTCTTCTGTGATTGATTTCAATGTAGTCGCCCCGCCAGTACTGGGTACAACGGTTGCGGCAGGGTTGATTTCACGGGCGAAACCTACCAGCGTCTTGACCATGTTGGGGTCGTTGGTTAACTTCACGCCGTTTGGAAGTCTTGCTTCCAGGAAATTGCTTTTAATTTCTTCGGGAAGGCCGTCAAACAGGCCGTTCATGATGTTCATGTTAATCTTGTAATCGCCGCCCATTTCAGACCGTAGCGTTTCCTCAGAGGTCTGTTTGTCTTCCGAATCCATCTCGGCTATCTGGTCCATACGCTGCTGGCGGTTGGCAAACATGAAGTTCGCAATCTTCTCTACCTGAGCTTTGGGGAAGTTGTTCTCATGGGCGAACTTATAGAGCGTTTCCAGGTACGGCTTGTCATCGTCAGAGACTTTGAGTTTGTCATCAAACTTGAGGTCGTACTTATCATGGGACTCGGGAATGCCATTTTCAGTGCGCCAAGCCTGAAGCTGTTCGGGAGTCGGGTTATCGGGTATTGCTGAACGCTTGTACTCGCCGGATGAAATCTTCTGCTCCGCCGCTTTCCAGGATTTAACAATCCCGTTTGGGTCGGTAAAGCGGTGAAGTTGTTTTTCCAGCTTTTCGTCACCGCCGGACAATTGTTTGCGCCAGTCGTCAGGCCATTTAACTGCCTGCTGAGTGGCTGTAGTTGCTTGGGTTGCTGCTGTTTGAGTCGTCGCTTGCTGAGTGCCTTGACCGCCTCCAGCGCCAGCCCCATCGGAGCCTTGCGTTGTCAGGCTATCTACTTGGTCTGTCATTGGGTTGCCTCATCTGGGTTTCTTGTCGAGTTTCTGAAGTTCAGCGATATTGAGTAATGTCAGTTTTCGGATTTGGTGCCCGACAAACATTTTTCCACAGGCAAACGCCGTGTCGCGGTCTCCGTCCTCGCCGTCAAAATACGGCAGGTCGTACATAGCGGCTGCGCCTTCTGCGATCCATCTCAATGCTCGCTGTTGTTGGTCTTTCGTTGCATCCCCTCTCGCTAGTGCTTGAATCGCCGAAACATCAGCTATCTCGTACTTGGCGGGAGTTAAAGGATTGTGTTTACTGGTGGTTTTCATGGATTGTTACGCCGGTCCAAAAACCGATTTCAGCTTTTACTATTGGCTTGCCCTTGGCTTTAAGCCTTTTCTGCCTATATTCATGCTTCCATAATTCCTTCGCTGTCAGCGGCCTCATCAGCTCATTAAGCAATGAATTACCTTCAAGAAGGATACAAAAGTGTTCCATTAAGCTGCTTCCTCAGCTTGAATCATTGCTTGATCGGCTTCGGCTCTGCCCTTATCAACCTCAGATCCTTGAGCCGCCATTTGCATCATCCTTTGCTGTTCAGCATCGGCCTGCTGTTGATTAATAATCTCAGCGGCCTCTTCCTCTGGACGTATCCACTTCGCAGGTACTCCAAGGCCAGCCATAGAATCACGATAACCGGTGATAACATCGAAGTTCGCGCCGGCAGAAGGATCAAGTTCCATCGCAGAGGCTGTCAGCTGAACGGCTTCACCGAACTGCTGGGCCTTTCTGCGTTCAATGGCGTCATGTAACGGGGACTCGAACCGGAATTGAATATTCTGGCCTTGCAGGGATTGTGGAATGTTCTGTGGCGGTCCGAACGCATTACCCTTTAACAGGATTTCAAACGTGCGCTCACACAAGGCCCCGTTATAGTCATGCTCCATAGGCTCGAATAAGGGAAGGGTTTGGCGTATGAACTCTTCATTACGAAGACTGACTTCGTAGGCCGTCATCTCCCGATCCGGTGGAGGCATGTTGATCTTGTTCAGGTAGAACGCCTGCATCAGAGCGTTTCGCTGATCGTCCCTCATGTCCATCCCGAAAGGGATGCCGTTCTTGTCGTTGGTTAGGATTTCAAGGTTGTCCCTTAACTTCCCGTCACCATCGATGTCGGCATAGGTCAGCCCTCCAGCGAAGAAATTAACGTCCTCACGGAAGAGGTTACGCTTTGCCACAAGGGGAGGGTTAGTAGCCTTCTCGCCGGCTTCAAGCAACGTCAGGGTCATTGCCTGTAACGTCCTGGCATCGGGTAGTGCGGCCATCGTTGCGGGAGACATGGCGTACTGAGAACCGGAAATCGTCTGCCATCTTGGAATCACGTAAGGGTGGATGAATATTCCAACCTCTTCCATGATGTGCTGATTTTCTTTATCAACGTGAATGGAGACGTAAGGCGTTTTCCACTTCTTGCCCACCGGAGCTTCATAGTCGTCTGAGGGAATGACGATATGACAGCACTCGACCTCGCAATACGGGTCTTTCTCCAGTTTTTTTGTTACGTCTGCATGTAACTTGCCCGGGAAGTATTTCGCTAATACCCGCGCTTCCGGCTTCCACTTCCGGTAAACGTTATCCGGTTTACCATCGTACCCATCACACCAAGCAACGTCCTTTAAATGCCAGCCACGGTATAAAAGGCGATTACCTTCACGGTTTAACTCAGCCGAGATAACACACTGACCAAAGGTCGCAAAGTCATGGTCCGCTTCCTTGGTGGTTCTTACGAACTGCGCGGCAGGGTCGTACATCGCTCTGCGTTGAACACCGGTTGCATACTCAAGCCAGCGTTTGGCCTGGTTGTCCTCAACCTCTTCACGCTCGGCCCGCATGTGGAACCACTCTTTACCCGTTGGCCTCAACATGGAGGAGAATGAATTCCCCAGATCCCGCCGAATCAACACGGGGTAACTAGTCATCAAGTGGGCTGCGAAATCCTCGCCGATTGTTCGTACAACCGTAAACCCTTCTCGCTCGGGATAGAAATTATCCACAAGCTCTTGCCAGAGGCTTAAGATTGAATGACGTTTACTGAACAGCTTATCGCCGCTACCGATAAGGCTCTGTACGCGCTGCTCGATCAATTAGAAAAACCCCAGTGTTTGTGCGCGGCTACCCAATGGCGCATGGGCTTGGCGAATTCTCGCCTTGCGCTTTAGCTCCATCTTGTCTGGCATTTCTCTTGGTAGGCTGGCTCCGCCGGTTGTTCTGGAAATCATCTCCCGAAAACCCGAGAATGCCTTGTTATAAGCGGATATATTCCCGGCTGACACGGCACGCCTTAATTGAGGGTTGACGGCATCAAGAGCATTTACCCTGATTTGGGCACCTTTTGCCCGGTCATCCCCTTTTAGCGACAACATAAACTGTGAGGGGTCCATTCCTACTGGAACTCTTCCGGCTATGCGCTGGTTTCTCCTACCAAGAGCAGCTTCCAGAGAAGCTAGGCGCGCTCGTTCCTCGCCGGCTATGCGCTTGTCTTCTTGGTGCGAAGCAATTCCGCCGGGAGCGATCTTTGCGTGAAATTTACGTAATCTTGATCTAAACGACATTAGCGTCTCCTTCGAGCGGCTTGGTGCCCTAAAATAACTTTGGGTTTTCTTAACTGGAAAACAGGCTCGTCTTTAGTGACGGCCTTAAACAATTCACTCAATCCCCAAACCATTGCGTCTGCTCTGTCCGGTGATTTGCTGCCCTGATACCCAGATGTCGTCATGGCGCACATCTGCTCTTCAAGCTCAGGAAAGTATCCAACCAGATACGCCTTCCGTTGCTCGAACAGTGCGGCAATAGGCTCGGCTCGAACGACTTTTCCGCGTGTTGCGGTGACGCATGAAAACGGAATATTTGCCCGGACGGCTTGAATTACCTGCCGGACCATATCTCCACCATAATTTGTTTCTCCGATAACACGATCAGCGCCGTGTCTGTCGTAAGCGGCCACAACGGCTTTAGGCCACTCAGCGGCGCTCAATCGGCCAGAGAGGTCTTCAAGTACATAGCCCTTGCCATTTGTACCAAGCCCAATAACCAAAATACCAATTTCATCTGAGCGGGTATCTTCAGGCCCGGAACATCCGGAAGGGTCAACAGCGATAATGATTCGCTGCATTTCTGGAATATTGCCATCGAGTATCCGTTGCTGGTCTAAAAGCTCCAGATACCACAGAGCCCCAGAGGCCATATCACCGAACTGGCCCAACAAGAAACGCTGCCTTTCTCTTTCAGGAAGAGACTGAAGCATGCTTAGGTATTGAGCCGGCAGATTTTCTTTGTTGTCCTCCGGGTTCATTACCATCGCGCAGTAACTGTCCGGATTCGTCAAATAACCCTTTCTGTCAGGGTCTTTTTTATCTACGAATACTTTGTAGGTCCAATGGGCTTTGGACGGAGGATTGCAGTCGTAGTACATTTTCAGACGCAACCCAGAGTTTTGTGCAAGACGGGTAACAGCCATGTTCCGAGATGCCCACGGGATCTGAGAACATTCGTTCAACAGAACTGTACTGAACTCCTTACCCAGAATTTTTTCAGTACGCTCCTTATCATCCAAGCCGCCAAACCAGATTTCTGATTTATTTGGGAGCGTGTAGAACCAATCCGATTTATCGAGATGGCTTTTCTCAGCCACTCCGGGGAAGCAGGTCTCCATAACCTTCGGCAAAGTATCGAGAACAATAGAGCCCTTAATGTGATTGAACCTAAAGCGAAGTGCGGCATGCCTACTGACCTTCGCTAAAGCTCGTGTAACGATCGCTCGTACCAGAAGAAAGGTTTTCCCAGATCGCGAACCACCGTACAGCATGATATGCGTAGCGTCTGACCCGAGTAACTGATTAGCCTTCTCCTGCTTTGGAGTGAGCTTGAATTTCATTGCACCTTCATAAACCCGCAGGGGCCGAAGGATTCAGAGGAGTCTTTGGTAATTCTAAAAAGCTCCTGGTGAGTTTCATCACCAATCGGCAAAACCATCACGCCTGATAGCTGTTCAAGCAATGCCGGCGGAACTTGCTTAACCGCCGCACAAACGATAATTCCATCGAATGGCGCTTTATCATGGATGCCTTTAAGCCCGTCTCCGTGATACAGGTTCACATTAAAGCCGCGCAAATCACGCTTGGCTCTTTCATGCAACCCTTGATTAATTTCAATGCTGTGAACCTCGCAGAATGTGGATAGCAAAGCTGTTTTCCATCCACACCCTGTTCCAACCTCAAGAACCTTCCTTGGCTTTCCAAGTAAAGAAAGCATCCGAACAACGGTTGATGGTCGTGAGGCGTGTGCCCCATGACCAATCGGCGGTGCTGAATCCTTGTAGGCTTCGTCCCTGAATATTTCTGAAATGAAATGGTGTCTTGGTACTTCCTCGATTGCTCGCAGGATATGAGCCGGTAAAGGCCCAAGGCCCGCGAGCAAATCGAGAAGTTGTGCGGGCATTAATCGTCTGCGGAAGCAGTGCCGATAATACCGCCCGTGCCGGTGATGTCTTCGTTGTAGTAGTTTTCGAACAGGAAGCAGGTATCAGCAACGATCGAGGCCGCTTTGGTGGCCAGATTACAAACAATGTCGTTGTACCTGATCCAGCCGGTTGATCCGGTCACAAGCTCAATTGCAGGCTCAGTGCCAACGTTCCCGCCTGTTCCATTGGCCAGCAGGTTGTGCTCGATCTTGAGCAAGGTTGACAGCGTGGTGAGGCCGTTGATATTGGCTGTCGAGAAATCGCCATAAATCTGATTCCCGATGACCCAGGTTTGGTCCGTGTCCTTGGTGAAGGAGATAGCTGCTACCGCGCCGCCCAAGCCCATATTGATTTCATTGCCGTAAATCCTGGCCTTGTTCGAAGCATCGTTTGTGCGAATGCAGACAGCGAACTCATCTGTTGCGGTTGTTTCCACATCAAACAAACAATCGCTGACATAACACCAGTCGGCACCGTCTTCGATCTCGATGCCGCACAAAACGTCAGTAACGTTCGCGTGAATATTAAGGCCGGATATTCTGACATTATCGGCTGTAACAGAGACTTCGCCTGCTGCGCCGGTCATGTCCAGCCGAGGCATGTTCGAGCCCCAGCCAATACCGATAACCTCAACGCCTGCAACGTCCAGCGTCAGGTTAGTGCCGGTAAATGCTTCGGTATGGGCTGCCATAACAACGATCTTATCGCCGTTGTTGGCAGAACATTTGGCAACCAGCTCATCAATCGTCCCCGCTGCTTCCGAGGGGCATGAGCCGCTTGCTCCATCCACCCCCGAATCAGCATAGAACGCCCGGCCAAGACCGACCAGATCACTCCCGACCGGCTTTCCGTTTAGATAAATAAAGTTTTTGTCGTACTCAACGGCACGACCGTGTAAAGAATTACGCCATGACATAGTTAACTCCTGCTTGTGCTTACGCCTTTCGGCTGCTTATGGAATTTTGGTCTGATTGGGTCTACAGCGTCTGACCGGGAGTTGTCTGTAGTTTTTAGTTAAACGTGATAATCGGGGGCATTGACTTTGGAATGAATATCTTCCCGCCGATCATTTTTGAATGGATGCTGTTCAGGACATTTAAAAGCTTGCCCATCCCACGCAACAGTCTTAAGTTGTTGGCTATCAGTTTTGGCTGAACGGTTGGGTCCCACTGGAACCGGTGCGTCATATAGGCAATCATCAAGGTTACACATATCTGAGCATCTTCGGGCTCGACGCGGTCTTCAAGGGCTTTAAGAGCCTTTGCGGCCGCTTCAATATGCTTCTCTTGGATGCCTATCTTTAGTGTGGGCTTTTTGTTCATTGGGTTGTCCGTGAGTTTGAATTAGTTCCCGATCTGTGCCGGCTCTGCTCGGGAGACAGAGTAGGATGGCGTGCGATGCGCCACCGGCTGCGAGGATTAGTAACGCTGCTTTACGCGAATAAAATGAGTGAGCCTGTATTCGCCATTCGTTAATTTCGTAAAACCTAGATAGTCAGTCCCGTGATAGAACACGCCATAAAACTGGCGTTCAATTACTTTAATTCTGGGCTTCATGCTGGATTCGTTACGAATATTTGAAGTTCAGCGCCAGCGGTGAATGAATTCAACACCACGCGCATTGCCGTTAATCCACGAATCACCAAAGAGGCGGCAGTATCAGCGGACTTGCTGGTAAATGCAGTATCCGCAAACCAAAAAATGTCTTCCTGGTCATCGAAATCAAATGGAGCTGTCGTATTCTTTGATAGATCTTGGTTCGTGACCTGAATCGTCCAGTTGGCTGTGCCGGTGTGATCGACCATAACACCCGCCTGATATCCGGAGCTGTCATTCAGCAGTATGGTGTAACTTGCGACCTCGTCTGCCCAGCCAATGTCTACGGTTTCAGCCCCCAAGCCAGAAGGAGCCAGCACAGACGTGAGCGTCAGGTAATACTTCACAGATGTGACGGCGCTGGTTGTGTTGGTCGCCAGTACTTCAGTCTGCGCCCTTCCATCGGCGTCGGTCCCGGTGATTGTGTAATTTCCAGTAACAGACCCCGAGGGAGTAATAACTACCTTGTGCGCCAGAGAATCGCCAGCAGAAGTAGTCAGCAACGTGAATGGTGCGCCGGATGCGGCGGTAACGTCATTGGCATAAGCATCCGTGTCTTCGGTTGCCATGTCCATGTCAATCTGGTAACGATTGCGGGCATGACCAAAGAATGTAGGGCCAGTTAGGCTCATAAATACCTCAAGGGTGATTAATTGGTGATTTGGTACGGCGAGAGAATGTTACAAAAGAGCCGTATCGTCAGTTGATAAATGAATGTGGATCTCGCCACCGTCTTTGCCGGTGTGTTCGACGCGTTCAGCGAACAGTTTTAAATGCTTGCCGAGCAGTTCCAGTGGAGCCTTCTTGTCGGCGAGTCGTACTTTATGGACATTCTCAACCGTTCTTGAGCCGTCCTCGTTCTCATCACCCGATTTAACCGTGACTTCAACCGACTGAATAGCCGCTGCAACGTGTTCGGGTAATTCGTTTATTGGCCTGAGATTCCCGCTCTCTGTGAATATGTCGCGGATATTGGCGAATCCCATTTTGCCAAGCTCATTCAATACGCGGTCAGCAGTTATCTTGGTGCGCTCTGCCCTACTATCCATTGCCTTTTGTATAGCTTCACGGATGTATGGTTTCTTAAGGTTCTCGGAACCAATGACGCCAGCGGTATCTTCGCTATACCCAGCCCGAATCGCTGCTTGAGTGGCGTTCAAATCAACGAGATACTCGTTAACAAACGCTTCCTGTTTATAGGTCAAGTTGAATTCTTGGCCTTCAACCATTACTGCGGCCATTAACTCGCTTTCCTGTAAACGGCTTGGTAAAAAGCTAAATCCATGCGTCTTAACGGTATTTGGGTTTCATGCCAATGCGCCCAATTCCGCCATAAGGTGCCGCTCAAACGATTCTGTAAAATACTTGTTCAGTGAAATTACATGGTCGCTCAGCTTAACTGGGCCATGATAAGAGCCGATCATTATTGGGTCACCGCCAATTTCTTTGATTGAGGAAGCTATAGGACAACCGGCTTCGTGCCCGATCGATCCGCTTGTTTGAAACAGCGGGTGGCCAAGCCATCCAGGATGCACCCCATAACACTCGGGGCATTGTCCATTTCCCATAGACCACTCTTTCCGGAGCAAATAACTTAGCGTGGCCGGGCTCATGCCGGCACGCACTGGCTCAACAAAGCCTTGAGCATATCCAGGTCCTTCTTCTCCCAAACCACAAATAGCTGGGCGTCTTCAAAGAGGCCGTCCCGGCTACCACAATCAAAGTCCATATCAAATGACGATCCTGTTAATTCCGATTCTTCCAGAATATTCATCATGTCGTCGCTGCCGCCACATTTCACGGCATAAACAATATCCTGATAGCCAAAGTCATTAGGCATGGATTCGCCTTTAACCAAGGGTGGCTCAAAAGAGTACGGCTTATACTTGGAAAACAACACGCCTTCAGGCAATGCAAGAAACTGCTTTCTGTTAATTATCTTCACTTCCTCTCCCCTCTGTCCGCGATAATGGTTTTAGCTGGTTCCCATGGCGTGCCTTGGGTTACAAGATACCCAACCACTACAACCAGATGCATGATAATCGCCCCGAAAATGGCCCATAGCTTATTGTCGATCGAATCGAACCTTCCCTTGATTTCCTGCTTGTCCGTCACACATTGGTCTTTGTGGCCTTTCAAGTCAGTCTCCAGGGAACTCAATCGCTCGGGGGTTGATGCCATAGGGTTTACCCCTCAACCTTTTGGTTGATTCGTGGGGATGGGTTAGTCAATACAATCACGTCAGCCTTGCTCCTGTTTGCTCAGGGGTTGGGTTAGGGTCGGTTCTGAGCTTCACACTCAGTTCCGGCCTGCTATAGCTATTGGGATTTTGGTTTCTTTAAATACTCTGTTTTGAATCGCTCGATAAGC